TAACGGATAGGAGACATATCCACATGGCACAAGACAATGCAATAGCACAAGCAACAGCAATTTTACAGGGCAGCCAAGCGGCTGAGGAACCGGCTCCAGTTGAAGGGGTCGTAGCAGAGGAACCGGTAGACATTGGTGCTGAAGCTGTTATCGAGGAGGGCGAGGAGCCTGAAGCGGTAGAGACTGAGGAAACTGAAGGCGAAGTAGCTGATGAGAGTCCAATGACGCTTAAACAGTTAGCTGAGGCTATCGAGGTGGACGTCGATTACTTGTACGGCGTAGAGATTGGCATGGGTGACAACCAAGACCCTATCCCGGTTGGTAAGCTGAAGGATGAGTATCAAGCGGCAATCAGAACTAACACGCAATTACAGGAGCAACTGACCAACCAAGCCGCTGAGTTCGAGCAAAAGAGTTCAGGCATGCAAGAGCGGCAGCAAGTTAGCGAGTACGCTCAAAGCGCTCAGTATGAGATGCAGGACGTTCAGAAAGAGTTCAACTCTATTGACTGGCAGCGCTTTGAATCAGAGTCACCGGGTGAGGCTGCATTGGCACGACAGAAGTTCATGGAGCGCCACCAGCAAGCACAGCGGACGCTTGAGCAGGTATCTCAGCAAGAGCAGCATCAAGAGCAGCAATACATGCAGGATATGGGAACTAAACTAGTTGAGCTTATCCCTACATGGTCCGACCCAGCAGTACGCACCGAAGAGCAGGGGCAAATACGTGAACTGTTAATGGGTATGGGTTATACTGATAACATGCTTCGTAACACACGCGACCCATTAGCTATCAGCGTAGTACACCGGCTTATCAAAGCTGAGGCATTACTTGCGGGTGGTACTGCTGAAGTTAAGCGAGTACGTAACGCACCAAAGGTGTTGCGTCAGACAAATGGAAGGTTCAAGCCTAAAGGCGACCAGCAGATAGTTGAGACAAAGAAAGCAGTCTCAGCTAACCGTAATCGTCACACCGAGTTGGCAGCAGCTAAGGCAATATTCAACAAACGCTAAGCTGCTCAACAATCGCCGCCATGACTAAAAACCATGGCGGCTTTTTTATGTCTAGTGCATTGAGGTGATATGTGCTATATACTGTCACCAACAATTAAGGTAGAGATGCCGACCATCAAAGTCTTGGCGAGAGCTATATAGGTATTGATAGGTAGATAACGATTGTACTTTATTTATTTATTTTTAACTCTATAAGGAGCCTCTCATGGCTGCAAATCAATTAGACGAAGTCAACCTGTCCGATGTGGCGGTTGGTGGACAAATTCACGAAGACGTTATGGATTCAATCTTTGACGTTAGCCCGGTAGACCGCCCTTTCTGTGACATGATTGGTTCTGATACGTCAGATAACCACCTCAAGTCATGGGTACGCGAGTCATTAGAAGCCGCAAACGCAAACAATGCACGTATCGACGGCTCAAGTTCTGCAGGCCTAGATGACACTGTCACCGGTGAGCGCATTTCTAACTATCACCAAATCATGAGCAAAACAGTACGTGTCTCTGACCGTGGTCGTAGCTCTGACACAATCGGTTCAAGTGATGAGCTAGTTCGTCAGCTAATGAAGCGCCAAAAGGCTGCTCGTCGTGATGAAGAAGCCGCACTAGTATCTGGTAATGTCGCTGTTGAAGGTAACGGCACATCTACTGCATCCAAGTTAGCTGGTATCGGCGCATGGATTAGTACAGGCCAAGGCTCCACTAACGCTAATCGCGGAACTGGCGGTGCTGACCCTATTTTGTCAGGCAACCCCGGCGGCTTCCCAACAACTGTTGCTACTTCAGGAACTAAACGTGCGTTAAGCGAGTCCACCATCAAAACAATGATGCGTGTTGCTTACGAGAACGGTGGCAACCCATCTGTTGCAATGTCAAACCCTGCTGTTATTGAGGTGCTGTCTGACTACTTATTCACAAGCTCTGCTCGTGTTGCTACATTACAGTCTGATGTGGATAGCAGTAACCGTACCGATAACGCTACCGGTGGTGGTCGTTCAGGTGGTGGTGTTGTGGCTCAAGGCTCTGTGAACATCTTGGTAACTAACTTCGGTACATTAGAGTTAGTTCCTAACCGTTTCCAAGGCGACAGTGGCACAGGCGCTGCTGACTTGTACCTATTAGACCCAGAGTTATGGGAACGTAGTTACTTGCAAGGCTACGAGACTAAGGAATTAGCTCGTGATGGTCTTGGTGAGAACCGTGAGATTACGGTCGACGTTACGTTATGCAGCTTGAACGAAGAAGGTAACGCAGTTGTTGCCGATATCGACTACACGTTAGCTGGCGTAGCTTAGTAAGAAGCTAGGGGAGGACGGCTGAATAATCAGCCGTCCTCTTTTTTTACATCTGGAGAAGTACCATGACAGCACCAAAGCTATCCAAGTATAAGAATGAATCGCAAGCCAACGTATACACCGAGTTTGGGCTTATCGCCCCCAAAGCATGGGTCGAGCTAACAGTCACTCAGGCTAAGATGCACAAAGGGCTTGTACTTTGCAAGACGAAGTAACCTCACACGACAGGCATCACACGACACGACTCGTAACCGAGGGCGACACGCTGTACGTGGACACTAAATTCCACAACAAAGCAAGCCTAGAGATTAACAAGAAGATTCGCAACAGTCGGATGCTTGACAAAATGAAGTTAGGCCTCCACGACAATGAGGATGTAAGGGCTACGCTATCCATACCAAGCAACATGGAATGGGAACTATTTAAGCGTAAGCACCCCGACATCTATAACGACCTGAAGGCCCCGCAAGAGGCTGACAGGATGAATGCACTAAGACGCATACAAATACTTGAACCTGAGTGGGTTCTGATGGAGAGATTCTAATGGCACGTAAACCGTTAATGATGATGCGCAAAAAGAACCCCATCACAGCAGTCTTTACTAAGTACGCAAACCTTAAAACCAAGCTGGCAACCCCGGCCGGTCCAAAGCAAGGTAAATAGATAATGAATTACACCGAGATAGTTGACATCGCTCTGGGTTATGCCGACAGGACTGACACAGAGGTGACCTCTAGAATGGATTCATTTCTCCGTATTGTCGAATCTAGGACTAACCGCCCACTAAACACACAGAAGATGGTGTCTAGGGTGTCAATTGAGTCAATCACGGACCAAGAATACTACGGCCTGCCCACTGACTTCGATGGCTTGAGAGATATCGAGGTCACCCCTATTGGCGGCGGACAGATAACTACTCCGAGATACCATTCTCCTGAGCAGCTTAATAACCGCGCTGGCGGAACATACAATGACATTGCCTACGCAATCATTGATGACCAGTTACGGATACACCCGGCGCAGACAGAGCAGGTTATTCAACTGGTGTACTACCAAAACTTACCAGAATTATCAACAGTTATACCCAATAACTGGCTCAGTGACCTGTACCCGGACTGCTACGTTTTCGGCTTGCTGGTTGAGATTAACGCATTCGTTAAGGATGCTGAAACGGCGGGCATGTGGGATATCAGGTTCAAAGAGTCAGTAGCGGCTATTCAGAGCAATGACCGAGATTCAAGATGGTCAGGAACATCATTACAAATGAGGATTGAGCGATGACAACACAAGCAGGTAACTGGATTGCTGAGAGCTGCTCCACGCTCGGTACAGGCGCTATCGTTCTGACAGGCGCAGCTACTGGGCAAGCAGGTTTTTCAGGAGCTATAAGCGCTGGTGCAGTGTTCTACTCTATCGAGGATGGCTCTAGCCGTGAGTGCGGTGTCGGTACATTCGATGGCTCAAGCACGATTATACGTGGTGACATTAGAGCGACGCTGGTTAGCGGGACTTATACAAAAGTGTCACCCCTGCCAATAACGTTAACGGGTAGCTCGATTGTATCATGTACTTATAACGCCTCAGCTTATGAGGATGTGGTCCAGTCGGCTGCTGATGCAGTGGCCTCAGCAACGGCCTCAGCGGTAAGCGCGGCAGCGGCTTTAGTAAGTCAGGGCGCAACAGCGGCTGACGTTGTCTCAACTCACGCAGATGTAGTACTGACCGCCGCTGATGTTGTACAAACTAATACAGATGCAACTGCTACTGCTGCTAATGTGGTACTGACAAATGCAGATGCAACTGCTACTGCTGCTGATGTAGTCACAACGACTGCAAAGGCGGCTTTGACAAATGCAGATGTTGCGCTAACAAATGCTGATGTTGTGCTAACAAATGCAGATGTTGTTGCCTCGTCAGCTAGTGCTGCTGCTGCCCTTGTAAGTAAGGACGCTGCTGCTGCTAGTGCTGCAACGATACCGACCTACGATTCGACAGCAGGGGAAGCTCTTAACTTTGTACGTCTTAATACTGGCGGAACTTCGATGGAGTTTAGGACGCCCGCTGAAACGCGAGGTGATATTGGAGCTGAACCTGCTGATGCTACAATACTGAAAGATGC